AGGAGATTGGAAATTTCCTGTGAGGTTTAGGAATATAAAATTATTTTCTGAAGGACCTACAAAGAACATGGCGATAGCTGTTCCTGCTGATAAATTCATGTTTCTTGCAGCCACACCAAACCAGAACGTTTGTGAGCTGCCTGAAGAATTTGTAACGGCCTGGTCTATGCTTATTGCTCCTGAGTTACCTCCTACCAAAGTTCCACTAAACGTGTTATTAACAAGATTAACTAAGTCTGAATTTGAGGGTGCATTTGTTGCTGTGGATAAAAGATTATAGAAAGAAGGATAATAAAACGAAATACCAAAAGATGATACATTTCGGGAGTTAGTAACCATAGCCATATCGTTGTTACTTCCTGTGGCTCCTGAAATTCCTGTGTACCATCCCCTGTATACATAAGAATTAATATTTATTCTAGGATAACTAGACGTATTTTTGTGTATTACGAAATTGAAAGCGCCTGAGCCTGATTGTCCTGAGCTAACTAAAGTAGATATATTTCCAGGAAAATTAGAATTAACAGAAGATAAATAATTTGATGCCGGAAAATAACCATCATAATTACTTATAGAATAATTGTATGTACCTGAAGTATAGGGTTGTAGAAATATATTTCCGCTCAGGCTTAATGAAAAAGATAAGCTATTTGAAACATTATTCCAATTTATTGTTGTGGATGGTTCGAGGGCTGTGTATGGGTTACCCCCGCTAACACCATTATAAAAACTGAATATAGGTGTTATTGTTACACTGCCCCCGGTCGTGGTTGTGCTGGTTGTTGTGTTATTGTACGGCAGTAGTGCTCCTGTAGCTCCAGTGAATGATTGATACCAAGTTTTACCTCCAGAGGTACCTGCCCCAAAAACCACAGAAGATCCATTATACGTCGAAACCTTAGAACCTCCTGCAAAGCTTGAAAAATTTATATATCCTGGGTTAGCTGTTACGCTTTGCACAGCTTGAATATATTCATTAGTTATTACTTTATCGTCCTGAACATTTACATAAAAAGAGTTTAAAGGAGTATCCCAATTTAAGGTTACACTAGGGAAATATACATAAAGCTTGGGAGAATAAGTGGATAGTATTAACGTAAACACACCACCTGATAATGAAACTATACTTATAGGTGCCCCATTATAAGAATTTAATGTAAGTGTTGCTCCTGTACCTGTAAAAATTAAATTTGATGAACCTGCGGGACCGGTGGGACCGGTATTTCCATCAGCTCCAGTAGGTCCGGTTATTCCTGGACCTGTTAATCCTGTAGCTCCAGTAACGCCGGCAGCTCCTGTAGCCCCAGTCGCACCTGTGGCTCCTGCAGTACCAGTAGATCCTGTTGAACCTGTGTAGCCTGTAGCTCCGGTCGCGCCTGTAATTCCTGTTGGCCCTATTGAGCCTGTTGATCCCATAGCCCCAGTTACGCCGACAGGTCCGGTAACGCCTGTAGCTCCAGTAACACCAGTTGTACCTGTAGCCCCTGTGGCTCCTAACAATCCTGAATACTTTGACCAATATTGATCTAAATTAGATAAAGTGCCGTCGCTTCCTCTAGTCGCTGTGTTTATATACTGATAAAGAGTATTTCCAGTATATGCTATTCCTCCTCCTGTTGTATAACTTGACTCTAGGTATACAAGCATACCGTTTTCAAGTCTTTGTCCTGGAATATCTGTTAATTTATCTCCAGCAGCTCCGCTAATAGTTCTAAAACCTCCACGAATATCTGCGGAAAGCACTATAGGGGAAGTAACAGGGGGTTCCCATGTACCACTCCACGGATTTCGTGTTAACCCTGTGTAGTTAGAACTCATGATATTAAAAGATATAGTGCAGTGTTAGCCTGTATATTTATTCCGTATAAATTATATTTTTGACCTATTGTACCTAAGTTAACATATGTTTGAAAGTTAACAGAAACAGGCTGCGGATTACCTGAAGATGACCCTGATTTAAACACAGAGGGTTGTGTTACAGCTGAGCCGTCGACATTATCAACCACACCAAGCCAAAAAATTTGCTGAGCATTAACGGGGTTTGTTACTGTACCTGAAAATTGACATGTTTTATTACCTAGCCCTGCCTGATCTCCTGAGGTAGTTGTGTATACACCTGAATTAAATGTTGTTCCTGTGCCTCCGGAAGAAACTATAGTGGCTGCCGTGGGGGTTACACCAGAGGCTGTAAATAACCAAAATGATGGATATGTGAAAGACGCAGTGATAGGTTTGGGATTTGTTGATGGATTTAATGTAATAGTCGCCGTGGCTCCAGATACGTTTTTAGGTCTTGTTACTTTAGAAGTTAAACCTACGCTATCTTGACCGTTGTTTAGAGGAGTTATAGGGTTTTTTAGTGTTAACGTACCGCTTCCTAATGTACTGGATAGTGTATCTCCCGCAGTTCCTGATGTGACTGTGTGTTGTGCGGCCCCGGATAACCAGTTTACACCAACAGTATAACCTAAAGTCGTATAAGACTGCAGAAAAGTATTTCCGGATATTCCTGTAAAATTTACATAGTTACTCACATCTGGCCATGTCACGGATATGGGTAACGCCCAATTTGATGATGTTGCCCCATAAATATCTTTAAAATAAATTGTGCCTGCTGCTGATCCGCCTGAAGATGAATTTGAATTACTGTATATTGCTGAATAGCCGGTTCCTCTGGTTGTAAAGGTTTGGCTCCATGTGTTTCCGGTTGCGGGAGCTGGAGATGGCCCAGGTGTTGAGAAGCCTGATAAAGGTCCTGTTATTCCTGGACCTGTTATACTATCCACAGAATAAATATAATCACTGGTAATAAGTGTGTCATTAGTCACAGTTACAGTAAATGAAGTTATACTCTGATCCCAGTTAGGTGTGGCTGGATTTGTGGTTACACTAAAAGAAGGTGTAAATACTCCTAAGTTTAAAATAAAATTACCTCCCGATAAGCTAACGGATCGTACTGTTTGTAAAACACCATTAGAATTGTAACCCGTTAATGTTTCTGTTGTGCCTGTACCGCTGAAAACTAATCCCGATGTATTTGCAGGTAATGTTAAGTTTAAAATAGGGTTTGATGTGCTTCCTGTTAATTGTGCACTGCCTGTAAGTCCTATTCCGGATATTGCTACATTTGAATTTACAGAAAGCGTAGGAGTTGCTCCAGTGTTACCTACGGAACCTGTGATACCAGTAGCTCCTACAGATCCTGTGGGGCCGGTAACACCAGTAGATCCAGGGTTTCCCGTTGGACCGGTGGATCCTGTGGGACCGGTAACACCGACACCGGTAGCCCCTGTTGGTCCCGTGGATCCTGTTGCTCCAGGTGCTCCCGTTGGACCTGTTGATCCTGTTATACTTGCTCCAGTTGCCCCTGTGTTTCCGACCGGACCTTGAACGTGCCCGGCATCAGTAAAACCATTATATGTACCGGTTCCCGATCCTCCCGTATAAACCCAAAAATCACCATTAATTAGATAACTATCGCCTAATACATTTCCAGTTGCAGGTAAACTGCCTGTACTTCCCAAGGATCCTTTTACGGCTACAGAGGTGCCTGCGGGGCCAGTAGCTCCAGTAATTCCAGTGCCTCCTGTAGGCCCAGTGCTACCTGTGGGTCCAGTTGTGCCTGTACCAATAGGTCCGGTAGAGCCTGTAGGTCCTGTGACACCTGTGGGGCCAGTAGATCCTGTTGAACCTGTTTTTCCTGTAGTTCCAGCCGCCCCTGTATTTCCGGTGATTCCTGTTGGACCTATTGCGCCTGTTGAACCAGTTGGACCTTGTAGCCCTACTATGGATATGTTCCATGTATTGTACGTACCTACGCCATAATAATTCGAAACAAGAACAGTCCAGATGTTTCCTGATATATTTGTAATGGAACCTGCCACATAATAATTAACAGATCCAACTATGGTAGAAATTAATATATTAGAGCCTACAGCATATGCTCCTGTTTTGTTGACTGTTAAATTTATAGTAGAATTGGATGGAGGTATGGTTATGGATGTGGCGGATGTTACTCCATCATAACCCAATCCTACTGTATTACCGAAGAATGGCATAATTAGGCGTAAATAAGACTATAAGAGATACCAGAAACAGCTCCCTGTAAATAAACATATTGAGAAGCTCCAGGTAAAACCGGAAATTCATAGCCCATTCCAGGACTAAGGGCCATCGCTTGAGAGGATGGAACTGTGGCGCTACCTGTAATAACGCTCAAATAAAGATTTCCTGCGGTTCCTGTATTTTGAATTACTAACATATTAGACACGCTTGTGCCGGCAATAGCCTGAGCTCCACCTGGGGTTGTAACCGCCGTTCCCCCGGTAGTTGTTATGTTTCCTATAGGTATAGCGGAAGTTATATTCCCACCCACGATTGACTCATACATTGGCGCATTAGATGAAGCCCCTAACCCTCCGTTGTTGGTTGAGAGATAGACAGACCCTATCGTTGCGGTTCCTCCAGCGAGAGCAACGGAACCACCCAGAAGCGAAGTTGTTAAATTACCTAAAGAATCTGTTTGTACATTTGTAGGTGTGCCATTGTGGTTCGCCGTTAAAGATACAGGTTGATTACTTTGATAAAAGTTACCAGAAACAGGTAAAGTACAATTGGCTGCTGACAACGTGACATTCCCCGCACTACTTAAGCTCTGTCCTGGAGCTAATGTTGCGTTTGTAGCTAAGGCTATTTCTGAGTTAGCTATATCTATTTTTAAATTTCCACTAACATCTGATTGGAGTGGATTTGTTGTTCCTCCGGTCAGTGTGGGTTTAAAAGTATTGTATACGGCAGCACTAGTTGCATTTATTGTGCCTGCAGCAACATTAACATTTAAATTACCGTGCTGATCTGCTTGTAGTGGGTTATTTGTGGAGCCGGCTAAAAGTGTTGGCGCGGTAGAACTATATGTGGTTACTGTGTTTGTTTGAATAACCCCATCATCATAAGAAATTGTAAATTTAGAATAGTTTGTTAATCCTAAATAACTTGGAGGAGGCTGAAGAGTGAGTAACGTGTTTCCATTAGCTGTTGAATAACCAGCATAACCAACACCGTCAGCCAGCGAATAAAGTACTGTTCCTCCAGTGGCTACCAGTAATATTCTTTCAGGCGGAACAATTAAATTGTTAAAAGTTAATTGATTACTTGCCGCGTCGTAGGAATAATTTTGTAAAAATTGCTTCATAAAGCTATCGCATAGGCTATAGCCTGATTATTGACTCTGTTTATGGCTTGCTGCTGCAGAGTGCTAACGGGTTTATTTATATCGCTAGTATTGTCTACATTACTTAAACCTAAATCTGCTTTTGTTAAAACCACAGCACCAGAATAGCCGTTAACAGAAGATACAGGACTTTTGAGTGGTAACCATGTGGGAGGCTGCCCCTGTGCAGTTGGTACATATACGTATAAAGTGCCTATAGATGAAACATATGCAAAATCCCCAGGAGCCGCTACAAGCCCCGCGAGTACCTGGAGGTTATCAACTTGGTGTATAGCTGCTCCGTTGGTGATGAGGGAGGGGTCTATCTTACCAAGTGCGTTAAGCACGGGTAATTTATAGGCATCAGCTTCACCAGCGCTAGTGAAAACCGCACCCTCAACACCTAAACGAGCTAAAATTATACTGTCGGCCATATCCCTATATATTAGAGATATATAGCCCCACTAACAAGAGTAAATTGGTCTCTTTGAAGAGACCAATCAATCAAGAATTAACAGGCTTCTGAGTATTTTGCATTTCTTCGGAATCTGCTTCATCGCCAGTATTATAATAATTAATTTCTTTCTCTGAGTAGAAACCGGGTTTTATTGGAGCTTCTTCGCCTTTTTCAACCGGAGTATCCTCAACTTCCTCGCGGTCAGAGCTACTGAAAATAGTTCTCACAGAGTCGTCATAAACCTTATCAACAAGCTTCATTTCGCTAGTTCCATGCTCTCCCATGAATATTCCCTGCTTTGGTTTTGTTGTGGAGTGCTCTACACAAGTCCATTGATTTTCAGGTACACCTAGCATAATAAGTGCTTCTACTCTAGCTTCAGGAATTTCTTTTCCGCTGACTACACAATAGTGTTGTTTGTTTGTGTTATTATCCATTTTGTTGGGGTTGTTGTTTGCTATTGTTTAATCCTTGGCTTCTTGCTTGAGAAGTCATTTGATCTAATTGCGCCTTAACATTGGCATATAATTCTTGATCGGTGGCTTTTATTTCTTGAAGCTTTTCTCTTCTCTGCGCCCCATCAAGAGGGAATAACTGTTGTGCTATTTGCTGAGCTTTCTGAAGCGCGTCTTGAGGGGTAACTCCTCCGCCCTGTTGTGGCTGTCCTTGCTGCTGATTAAATATACTGGCCTCACTAGCTTGCTGAATCTGCTGTCTTTCGGCTTCTTCTGTTTGAATTTCCTTAGCAACCCTATCCTCATCGTTCTTCTTTCTAAGCTGATCCTCATAATCAAAGTTATAAAGATTGAGTAGTTCAGAACGAGCTATGGCGTTTGCGGAAACAAGCTGACCAATAACTCCCTTACGCTCTATGTCATCAGAGAACGTGATAGGTATAAGGCTTATTTTTGCTTTAGGAAGCGAAAGAATTTTACCTATAACATCTCCGAGGTGATTCAATAAATGATTATAGTTTGTAGGAATTACATTCCACGAGTTTTCAAACAACCTTAATGCAGGACCGGCAGCCTCTGCCTTAAGAGTCATCTGGAAAAGTTCCACAGGAATATTAAGAGCATTAAGAATATTGTTCTTATAATTCTCCATCATTTCCACAGGAGCCAGGTTTTTGCCTTCTCCTCCAAGCTGCTGGTAGTTTATAGGGAAAGGGAACTTGTGATATGCTCCTGGATCTTGTCTATGCTGGGTAATCATCTCATCCACAGTGGCACTCCAAAGGGCTCCATTTTGGTGTAAAATAGGATTCGCTGCACTATTGCTCTCTGTACTCATGGAAATGACCCTAAACGGGGCAATGTCTTCGTAGCATATCACTTCGTTGTATTTTTTGAGAGTCTGAAGCATGAACAAGTCCTCAAACAAGAACATGCAAGGAGGAATTGCTTTTCCGTCAGTTCTTATTGTGGAGGGGGTTTCAAGCTTCAGGTGCAGAAAATTCTTTGTGTTAAAAGAGAGCATCTTTTTTTCAAAGATACAGTCGTATATAACTTTAGGTGTCTTCTTGCTATAGAACTTATTATTTTTTGATGTAACTTTCTTTATATACTGTTGAGGAATATCCCAAAAATATTCATATTCTCCAGTAGTGTCTTCGTGCCTTATCTTGATTTCTTTAGCCGGCCAATGAACAACGTGAATTTTGTCTATGTCGGTGGATGGTTTGTCTACCACGGTGTGCTCTCCCTTGAAACCGCACTTTAAACATACCTTAGCATATCTACCCTTATTAAACTCAAAATTATTGAGCTTATCTATATTATCCACTCTACCGCACTTTGGGCACTGAAGGTTTCTATTGAAACCCTGGTTAACAGTTAAAAACTCGTTTCCGTAAGCCAAAAGATTCAACCCGCTAACAGATAGAATCTGTCGCCACTTTAATTCGTCTAATACTGAAATATATTTTTCTTTAGCTTCGTAATCATCACATTCCACCTGAAGAGAAGTTATGAAATAGTTGGCAATTCTGCTCAATGCCTGTTTATAGAAGCCATTCCTAAACAAGAAATGCTCTGCCCATAATAACTGCCCCTCAATATTAAGAGGCATATACTGCAAAGGAATGTTATAAAAAGGGTTAGAATATCTGTCTCTATACCCCAGACCTTCGTTGAAAAAATTTTGTGGTTGATTAGAATCTATCATAGTGTGAAGGATTATTCGACAACCTCTGTAGGAGGTTGTTCAATCTTTTTTGGGGAATTCAACAAATTTTTATTAGCGGAGTCTGCTACCATAAATCCTTCTTCGTCGTAATACTCTGCATTTTTATCTCCATCGAAATCTGATTTTGATTCCTGGGTCAACATTCCGTACTTATTCATCTTCTTTTTTAAAGAGAATCATAGCTCTTTTGATATTGTCAGTCCAATCAAATATAACGCCAGGGTAATAAACAGTTTGCGGCGTTTTATTTCTATATATGGTTAGTGTCTCACCTATCTTCGGCTCGAAAACAACATCGTCATCACTAGAGAAAATTAAAAGCATGGCTTGCGGGTGGTCTAATATATTTTCTACCTTTGCCCGCATCTTACCGAATTCGTTTTCAAAAATAACTGTTTCTAATTTAACTGGCATCTCTTGAGTGATATTATCTGTGCTCGCGGGGTAGGTTGTGGGGAAGGAAATATCTTCATGATTTCCCCAAAATGGATTGTTTTCATTTTCTGAGGATTGATAACTCTTTGTTTTTACTTTCCCTTTAACCTTTTTATTCTTCTGCTGAGTGGGAGATACCAGTGGCTCTCCTCCTGACATTCTTACATCGTTAAGAATCTTGTTTTGCCTGGCCGCAATATCTTCTGCCTTGCCGGCTACTTTTACACCATCCGTTAGTCTTGACCCTGTTGAGCTATATACAGACTTTGTCGAGTCGCTATTACCAACAACTATATCTCCGGGTCTAAAATTTGTATCTTCTTGCATAGTTTTATTTTGGTTGAGGGTTGCACTGTACTCTAATTAAAACACAAGTCAAACGGTTTTTTGCAAATGTTGTTCTTGTTCGGGTTTAAACTTTAAGTTACCATAAAGCAAAGTCAAATTATATTTACAATGGTTAATTTTACCTTAGCTAAAACCTCGTCTGAGTGGTTGCCAGATATTAACTCCTACAAAATGACTGTGGAGATAACTGCGGCTGTAGAGGCACCTAAAGAAATATTTGTGATCAAGAGAACTACGAATTATGTAAATGACCAATTTGACGATGTGTTCGCAGCTGTGGCCACACCAGCACAAATAGAAGATTTTCCTGTAAGTATCCCAAGACCAAACTCTTCATACTACAGAACCAATAAAGTTACCTTGGTGGTTAGAACCGCGGAAAGTATGCAGGCAATATTTGATTCTATGCTTTATGAGGTTAACAAGCTGGCGGTAGATCTGGATGCATTGCATAACGGCTTACTTACTACGGCTACCTATCAAATATCAGGAGCTATAACTACACTGAACAGTATACACATAGGATCTAGTTCTTCCTCTACTATCCCATCTGTGTATAATGACGGTACTCCATAAATGATTTACAAACTGCATGCTATCCAAAAGGGTAGAAAGAGATTTGAGATTTGTGTAGACGAAGAAGATTACTTGCGGTATCGAGGAAAAAGATTACGTAGGTTAAGTGACGGTCGTGTTTATTTTTACAGTCACGGAAAAAGAAATTATCTTCACCGTGAAATATTCAATTTGACAAAAGTGTGGGATAGAGTATTTTTTAAATCGTCAAATAGACAGGATATGCGCAAATCAAATCTAGCTCTAGTATCTGTACCTGAAGCAAATAGAGGCAAATATTCTGTACAATTTCCAAAACATGGAAATATTAAACTCGGACAGTTTGCGTAATAACTACCTGGCTGACACGAGCTTATAAAAAAAATCCAACCCAACCCAGACGGATTAAAAAATAAAAAAATGCAAAACACAGAACTCTACAACACACTTGAAAAGTTAAAGGCACAAAAGAAGGGGATTCGCTCTTATCTCATGAAGCAGGGATATAAAGCAAAAGAGGCAGACAAAATTGTGAAGGCGTTTAACAGCACCAAGGATAAACCTGCCGCATTTGCTAGAACAGCCTCAGAAAAAAATATTGATTTAGACATGCCCGCTGAGAGTGAGTCTTCCTGGAAGAGTGGCTTAAAGTTTACTAATAAATATGTCTACAACAAAGAAGACGACAAATATGTGGTCTACCTAAAGGCAGCGAATGGTAATGTTGTGATTCCTGGATCTACCATGAGAGGTATTAAGGAGAACTATTCTAACTGGTATGGTAATCCTGGAACCATCGGTGAAATCTGCCGCAACTATCAGATTCCTAAGTCTTATTTCAATGAGCTAAAGCAGATCATGGGCTTTACTCATAATTCAGAACCTTTTACAAATGAACAACTTATAGAGAAAGATGTAGATGAACTCACCACTGACGTTCTAGAGAAAAAGAAATTTCAACTACACCAGAAAGTCCAGAAGCAGAGCTGGCTAGAAACAGAAGAAGCTGCTCATCGTTGGTATGAATTCATAGAGGGTAGTTATAATCCTATGGAGGCTATGCTAAAGAACTGGCAGCCTCCTAAGTATGTTCCTGCTCCTGCAAAGTCTGTTAGCGACAAGAAGCCCAAGGGTGATGAAACAATGCTTGTGGGTCTTTCTGACGTTCACTTTGGTGGGTATGCAGAGAAGCATCTCTCATATCGCAACAAAGGCACTAGCACAGACGAGACTGTTAACTCTATGGAGAACTATGCTCACGACATCAAGAAGACTGTGGAGAACAGAACCTACAGTTTCAAAGAATGCGTTGTTACCAGCCTAGGAGACATTCTTCATACTTCGGGTCAGGGGTTCACTGTTAAGGGTACTCCTCTTAGCTATGACTGCTTGAAAGAAGAGCAGTTCAACAAAGCCTTCAATTCGTTGGTAAAGTTTATTTATAGTATGTTAGACCTCTTTCCTAAAGTTCGTGTGAAGAGTGTTAAAGGAAACCATAATGACTTTGGTGATTATGTGTTGTTCAAGGCGCTAGAAGCTTATTTCAGAACCGAGAAACGTATTTGCTTCGAAGTATTCGAAACAGATCATGGACTGTTCAAGATCAACAATACCTTGTTTGTTATCTCTCATGGGTATAGTGCAGAATACAAGGGCAGAATCCCTGGCTGTGGTAAAGGCAGAGAAAGCTATATTGCTAACCTGTTCCTTGCTCATCCAGAGAGTCTTATTGGTGTTAAAACAAAGGTACTGCTTACCGCAGACCAGCACCATCTAGAAGCCAAGGAATACGCAGAGTTTGATCATTATATGCTCAGCACCACAGTGAAAGGTGACAAGCATTCAGAGGCACTAGGTTTGAATAATGTACCTCGTCAAAGTTACTTCGTGGTAGATAACACCGGAGTTTCAGAAATCATCTACAGCTATATACGATAGCTAAAAACGAGATATACCCCCCAAGAGGTTTTTAGCCTTTTGGGGGTATAATCTTTTAGATGAGAGACTCTTTTGTCGCCCGTCTTTTTAACTTTAATAGTCCTATAGTTTAATGGCAGAACAGCACTCTTATACAGTGTAAGCGGGGAGACGCCTGCGTGGTGAAGGTTCGAATCCTTCTAGGACTACCAATTTTGGTAGTGAAGATTATGGTGCTCTCGATGGCAATTAGCACAAACCTTCATAAATTAAATCTTAAATTTAAACTAACCATAAGTCAATAAAACAACCCCAATAAACCAAATGAATAAACCCACAGAAACACGAAAGTTATTAGGATATAAAGTTATTGTTCAACGCCTTTCAGGTGAATGGATTGATTGGTCGGGACATATATATGACGTATATCCAAAGGCTATGAAAGAAGTTTATAGCAACGAGTTTGAAAACTACAAAGAAGTCAAAATTGTAGAAGTTCATGAAATAGAACTCCAGGTACATTCACACAAACCAGAACCTAAAAAGATAGTTCCGAAAAGGTATAGCGTAGATAAAAAGTATGCATCGACAACAATGGTTGAAGATACTCTAGGAGGTTGGATTAAAAAAACTGACTATGATGAGGTTCAGAATATGCTTGCTGAGCTTATTCTCACCTTGGATACTCCTGGCAGACCTACGTTAGAACAAACAGTCCTACACGCAAAAAGGTATATCAAATGAAAAGAACATTCCTAATAGCTGATCTTCATTTCGGAGACAGCGATATGATAATCACCCTGGATGGACAATCACATCCTATCAGGCCTTTCAACAGTATAGAAGAGCACGATCAGACACTCATAGACAACTGGAACAGCGTGGTAACTCACCCTAGCGATAAAGTCTATGTATTAGGAGATATAGCACAACGCCCAAAAGATATAGAAAACTTCGGTAAACTTATGGGTAAGAAAATCCTTATCAAGGGAAACCATGACATATACGGAGTTGAGAAGTATTACAAATATTTCAAAGACATTCGTGGTACTCACCGGCTGGATAATGGTATTCTTATGAGTCATATACCTGTACATCCCGACGCATTCGGAAAAGCACATAAACTGAACGTGCATGGGCATATACACGCCCGCCAAGTAATGGAATTCAAGCTGGATAACTTAGGAAGAACTCCTGATCCTAGATACTTTTGTGTATCTTGCGAAAGAATAAATTACACACCAATAAACTTAGACGAAATAAACAAACTAATTTTGTGAAAAAGAAACAATACAAGAAAGTCACTGTTACCTTTGACGAGAGACATCTTCCTGTTATTGCTCGCGCATTGGAAGCATTCATGAGAATGCGTAGTGGGCAGATCGCTATGGCGCTGGATGAGTGTTATGCCGATAAGCAGACAAAGATGCTCAAGGATAAGAGCTATGATCACTTCAATGACAATCAGAACATTGAAACTATGATCAGAAGAGTTTATTTCAAGGAACTCTCTAATAATGCCGCATGGGGAGTTGGTCAGTATGGTTTTGGTGGAGAGGAAGCCTATATGATCTGGAAGACTCTTAGACAGTATATGGCATATGAGAGAAACGGAGGATACTCTGGTTCTGGTCGTGACTTTGATACTTGTTGGGGTTCTTATTCAGATGTTCCCAATCCAGTTGTACAAGGGTTTAGTACTAGAAAGTTCTTCAAAGCTCCGAAAAGTATTGCTAATAAACTGCTTAAACTTTTTATTGATAAAAAATATCAAGAATGTTACGATTTAATCGACAATAAGTGGAAGACTCTTCCTAGAGGTGACAAATATGAACTTGGATTTCATAAAGAAAATGATGGAGTTGGTGTATGGGTAACAGCACCAAGAAAGAAAGAGGAGGGTTGGTAATATGATAAGCATTAACCATGAACTATATCACAAGAATTATGTAGAACTCGCTAGAGCTATTATGCAATCTGGTGGTGATCCATTTACAATTTTGGAAAAGTATGATGAGCTTCTAATAGTTCTTTCTAATAATCTGATTACTATTACAGCAGAGCATGATCACAGATTTTCTAATCCTTAATTAATATGAGTAGAGAATGCAGACATTGTGGCTTTGTTGCTGAATGAGCATCCGAAAGTTGCTGGTGGGGTGCATTATCCAATCCAGAAAATAAACCAACTCATCCAGAAAATATGAAGAAAAAAGAAAAGATTATTGAACTACTTGAAATGATTGTAAAGCAGAATGAAGAGATCATAAAGAATCAAAACATTTGGAGAACTCTTCCAACTGTTCCAGTACCTCCAAACATTGAT